CTCAGATGATGCCTGACTACGAGGTGGTGTTACCGAGAGAGCCCCTTGCCGGAACCAGACCTCAGAGTAAGAACTTTCCGCCTCGCTTAGTGGTCACTGAAACGAATGATACTGAGAATCCACAGGAACAAACACCAGCTCGTCCGTTGAGTACGAATCTGGCTTCAGCACGCTCTTTGGTGCTGTGTGAGGCGCCAGCCCTGGTATTCGGTACGGTTCAAGTCCCGGTAATCATCGCTGGCGAACAGATGAACGCGAACGTGTTAGATGCCGAACAAGCGGACGACAACTTCGAAAGACCCATCACGTCTAGCAACACTACTATCCGGATCGAACCTTTTGACCCGAGCACAGGAGTTTCATTTCAAGTCAGAGACTTCACCGCTGGCCCTCAGGGAATAGTATCTCGAGTCTTCAATACAGAGGATCAAGTTATTGAAGAAAAGATCACCAACTTGAGTGGGATAACTGATGTTCAGAATATCGATTTCAACTTTACCACGGACGATTATGAGAACACGAGGCCCATCAATAAGTTCACTTTCGAATCCACTGCTCGCTTTCAAGTTTCGAAGATCAGACTCCAAGTTCCGAAGTTCCGCATTACTACTCTCACACCGGTGGCTTCTCTCACAACCGGAGCTATTTCGCCGTTTTGGACTTGGGAAGATGCAAATGGGGTTCTTTTGCCTCCCACGAACGACGTGTCCGGGCCGGTTACCGGCCAGTTCACTCTTGGTGCAGTCAACAATGTTCCCGTGGACTACAAGAGATTACTCGGGAACGTGATTATGCAGTACGAATCGACCGGCAACGTGATCTACGACTCGAAATACGGGAGAACAGCAATACCAGCCTCCTCACCCACAGAAGCGAAGATGGTCGGTTTCAAGTTTGACCCAGACGGAGCATTTATACTATCGTCCGGGAACTTCAAGATCACTCGCATGCGCTGGTATACGGTAGATGAGACGGCGATCAGAGCGGGCATTAAAGATCAAAACGAGATTATGTCGACTGAAGAGTTTTACGGACCTCCAATGATCAAAGGAGTGTCGCACGATTTCTTTCACGATGTCGTTACGGATATTATGCAACCTATGTCCGTTTACCATTCACACAGATCTTTGAGTTCCAATGCCCAGTACACGAACTCGTTTCCGTCAGCGAGATTGGGAATTCTCAAAACGCCACTCCCCCAGTTCCCTACCAACGATTTCCTCGTAGGCACTGGTTTGCCAGAGTATTTGTCGATCCACGTTTTCTACAATCATTACGTTGCTTATTTCATGAGAATGTTCGCATGCGTACGAGGCTCGATGGATGTCCAGATTGTTGATACCAGTTACTTCGCAC